AATCAAATGTGGCCACTGGATTGGCAGAGTTCCAGTCGGGCGACACTGTTCCGATAGCCAGCGGTGGTACTGGTTTATCATCCATAGGTTCTGCGGGACAAGTCCTAAAAGTAAACGCGGCGGCAGATGGATTGGAATTCGGAGCAGAAGGTGATATTTCAATCACAAACCTGGTTGCACCTACAAACGCAGACTTAACATTCACTACTTCAGGCACAGGTAACATCGTACTAGATGAAATCACAGTGCGTGGTACAACCTTAAGTTCATCTGACTCTGCATCTATTAACATAAATGAAGGCCTGATAGTTGACGGAACCCTTAATGTATCTGGATCTACTGTATTGGCAGGATTGACATATCCAAGTTCGGATGGAACCACAGGACAGTTTATAAAGACAGACGGTTCAGGAACACTCTCTTTTGCTGATCTTTCATTAGGAGATCTATCAATCATTGGTTCAACGATAGCTTCACCTAGCAACGCGGATCTTACGATAGATCCGGCTGGTACAGGAAGCATCAAACTAAATGCGGCAACAGATATAACTGGTGCAACAACAATCACAACAACCACTACTGATGACTCATTACTGCTAACAACAACAGAAGCGTCAAACAGTGCGGCACCCGTAATTACATTGAAGAGAAACAGTGGTAGTCCAGCGGATGCTGACTATCTAGGTAGGATCAAATTCAAAGGTGAGAACGATGCTGACCAGGAAGTTCAGTATGGTTCTATATCTGGAAAAATACTAGATGCATCAGATGGCACAGAAGACGGCGCTATTGAATTTAACATCAAGAAAGCAGGCTCAAACAACATAGCAATGAGGTTGAACAGTGATGAATTAAAACTGTTAAACAGTACAAGTTTAGACGTAGACGGTGCAGGAACTTTCGCTGGAGCCGTTACAGCAACTAGTGTCACAACAAACGATGTTGTTTCAAATGGATCGAATGCAGACATAAATTTAACACCAGCAGGCACAGGAAAAATTGTAGTATCTACAGACATAACCGTTGGTGACGATTTAGAATTAATAAGTGATGGTGCAATTTTAAAATTAGGCGGCGATGGAGAAATAGCAATCACACACGTACACAACACAGGAATTTTAATAACAGATTCTGGTGGGACACCAACTGTTCAATTGCATGATTCAAACGAATCTGTATCATCAGATGGCACAAATTTAATATTAACGTCCGGTGGTACTGCATTCAAACTGCCAACGTCAGATGGATCATCAGGAGATGTCCTTAAAACTAATGGTTCTGGTGTGTTATCATTTGGTTCTGTAGCGAGTACCCCATCCGATGACACAAGAGCTGTGATAAAAAACAATAAATCAGTTGGAACTTCAGCTAGGACTGTTGATTATTTCCAATCAACAAGTGCTGACCTGGCCTGGTACTTTGTGGCATTAAATGATTTATCAAATGACCATTCAAGTGGATCATGCTTCTCAGTAATTCATAACAACACGGATGCATTCATTGGAGGTCCGAGGGGAGGTGCCTCAGGAGCAGATAACTCTCTTCCATCAACCACTGCTGACATATCTAGTGATCAAGTGAGGGTCAAAATTACAGCGCCAAGTTCAGATTCAAAAATCAGCTATTACAAAATTCCTATATCAAGAGCTAACACATCAGATGCAACAGCAGGAGTCACTATCACCACCTCCAACACAGATGTGGACTCTGCGTCAGAAGTCATAGACACATTTGCTCATGCATCGTTCAGGGCGGCAAAATATTTAATTTTGATTGACGACAACGCCAAAACTGAAACCGGTGTCACCGAAGCACTTGTGGTTCATGATGGATCAACTGCATTTGTGACACAGTATGGTACAATCAACACAGGTAACAACGACATGATAACTTTAACAGCACAGATAGTATCATCTAATGTGGTTTTATCAGCGTCGGGCTTGGCCACTAACTTATCTCTTAAAATACACAAAACTTTGCTATCAGATTCAATGACAGCTGAAGAAAATAGTAACCAGGCAATAATTGCCGCAACAACAGTTAGTTCAAGTGCAACAGCATTTGACGATTTTGACCTTGATGATGCGACAGCGGCTTTGTATTATGTGGTTGGAGGTAACTCAACAGAGGGTGCGTACAGTGTCCAAGAAGTTTACTGTGCTGGAGCGCCTGGTGAGGCATCAGTCACACCAGGACCTTTTGTATCCACAAAAACCACAACTCAATTGACTTTTACAGCTGGATTCAAGTCAGATGCTGACAACAGTCTACAAATGAGCATAGCATCAACATCTGGTGGATCTACAACAGTAAATGCATACAGAATCAACTGTCTAGCTGAATAATCACAAATAAAAGCATAAATACAGCATTATTAACAATCATGCGGGAGATATGGAACCATGACAACACGAAACTTTAGAGTAAACAATGGATTGGAAGTTGGTGATATTGTAATATCAGCATCAGCTAACACAATCACAGGCGGAGCAACAGCGGCACCATCAAGTGACGGTGACTTCGCAAACAAGAAATACGTTGATGATCAAGCGTCAGCAACGTTAACACTCACAAACAAAACACTAACAACACCTAAATTTGCAGACGCAGGTTTTATAGCAGATGCCAACGGAAATGAACAGCTTATATTCCAAACGACATCATCAGCTGTCAACCAGATCGACGTAACAAACGCGGCGACTGGAAATCCACCATCATTTACAGCAACAGGTGATGACACCAACATCGGACTTACCTTGGCGGCAAAGGGTACAGGAGACATCAACCTTACAGCAGGTGCTGATATAAACATACCAGCAAACATCGGATTGACATTTGGAGACGATGCAGAAAAAATCGAAGGTGATGGAACAGACTTAACAATCTCAGGAAACAACATCAACCTTACAGCTACGGCAGACGTAGTTGTGCCAGCAAACGTAGGAATATTATTTGGTACACACGAAAAGATTGAATCAGACGATACCGACCTAACAATCACAGTTGGCACAAACGGTGATATCAACATTGGTGCGGACATTGGTCTAACCTTTGGTGACGATGGCGAGAAGATCGAGGGAGACGGCACTGATTTAACAATAGCTTCAAGTAACCAACTTAATTTAACAGCAACAACAGACGTTCATATTCCACAAAACGTTGGATTAGTGTTTGATGCCAATGGAAGTGAAAAAATTGAATCTAATGACACTGACCTAACTGTCAATTCAGGTGCAGACATTAACTTGACTGCTACAGGAGATGTAAACATGCCAGCTAACGTTGGTATTACATTTGGTGATGATGGTGAGAAGATCGAGGGTAATGGTACAAACTTAACTATCTCATCTTCAGGACTATGTACTATCACAGCTACAGGACAGACAGTGATCACTAATGATTTGAAAGTAAACGGAAACTTGACTGTTGAAGGTACTAACACAATCATTAACACGACAACACTATCAGTTGAGGATAACTTTATTGAGTGTAACAGAACGGTATCTGCCGCTTCTGGTATGCCAACTTACTCCGGACTGGTTATCAACAGAGGTGTAACATCAAGTACCACAGAACAAGATCTTTTCTGGGTATGGGACGAAGGCTTTGTAGATGACGGTACAACAATCCACGGTAACGCGGGTGGTGCCTTTACTGCCTTGAGAGCGGCAAGGGGTACAGACAATGAAAGCCCATCAGATATTACAGCATCAGAGGTTAACTTGGTCGATGTAAGGTGTAATGTAGTACACGCCCTAGCAACTTCAGCACAGTACGCGGACGTTGCGGAGCGTTTCGAAGCAGACGCTCCTATGTCAGAAGGTGCAGTAGTAATGGTAGGCGGTGACGCAGAGATAACTGAAACAACATCAGAATTATCTGATCAAGTATTTGGTGTAATTTCTAGCCAACCAGCTTATGCCATGAATGCCGCGGCAGGTAACAGTGATTCACATCCTTTTGTTGCAATGACAGGAAGAACTCCAGTCAGAGTAACAGGTGCAGTGACTAAAGGTCAAAGATTAGTCAGTTCATCAGTAAAAGGTTGTGCAAGAGCGGCCGCTACAGGCGAATCAATTTCACCATTCCATGTAATTGGTAGAGCATTAGAAAGTTCTAGCGATACAGGCATCAAATTGGTAAATTGTGCAGTGAGAACTAACAACTAATAAATATTCATACTTTTTAGTAGAACAAAAAGGCGGCTTTAGGGTCGCCTTTTTTTTTGGCTACAACAATAAATACCCATATATGTTTAAAGTAGGAAAAAATATCACAATCAATGCAGACACCTTCCTCGAGTTCAAAGGCCAAAACGACGCAGGCGAAGAGATCAGAATAGGTTCAATAAAAGGTAGCATTAAAGACAACAGGAAAGGTCAGGACCAAAGCGTGATTCAGATAATCGGCAGAAAAGACGGCCAACACAAACCTTTATTGACAGTCGCCAACAATGCCATCTACGCACACCGTGATGTTCCATTTGTATGGCAAACAGAAGACGGCAAAAAAACTTTTGTGTCAGGCACATCCACTACAAAAAGAAACATAGATCTACCCGACGACAACGGCACACTAATGATAAACAACAAAGGCAAAGTAATGGCTTCAGACTTGCCAACAAAAGATCCAAAAAATAACGGACAGTTGTGGAACGACAACGGCACTGTAAAGATAAGTGCAGGGTAATTAAGTAATTAAATCAAGTATAGTTTGTAATTTTCCTTTGATACTTTTGTTGTTCAAAGTATTTTTTAGACCCATGTGAAGATTTTTTGGCCAGCATTCAAAGGCAGTCCAACAGTACCCAGAATGTTCACCATTAAGTTTAGGAATAAATTCAGTTTCTATTGCAATAAGATAAGTGTGGAAGAAAAATTTTTCATCATTTGATGTAAACATTTCCAAAGGAATAACTTTTTTAAACTTGGGAACGGCTCCAACTTCTTCTTCGATCTCTCTTTTAAGTCCTTCGAACGCTGATTCTGTAAATTTAGTTTTGCCTCCTACCAATCCCCACATGCCTTTAGTCTTCTCAGACGTCCTTTGTAGGAACATGAACCGCTTGGTAGATGTGCTGTAAAATAATGCACCAGAACATATAATATTTTTATTCATGCTTTATTGTAACAGATTAGCAGTGATTTATCAAGGGGTAGTTGCGTCTTGTCCAGAAGCATCGTCGTTAGCAGTGAAGCCACCGTCTATGACTATGGTCCAGTTACCTTGTGTGTATACACCTTCGTATGATTTAACCCATTCTGTACCATTGAATCTGTACTGTATTCCTGTGTTAAGATTGGTAACATAATGTTGTGTAGAATCAGGATCTGATGCATCAAAGACTTTTCTCCACCTGCTTTCAGCACTGCTATATTCAATAATATCACCTACGCTTGCCACAAGTGATCCCCATGTTGAACTTTGCACAGTTGCAGTTGAGTCACCTATTTGATCTATTATTAGATACCTATCTCCATTGCTAGGAGTTCCCGGTGCAAATGTCAACGGATTAATTATTTTTTTCACTCCTGTCAGTGTGTTTGCCGGAATTGTGTCTTGGTCAATGTCGTAAAGTAATATTGTATCATCTAATGTTGTTGTGGCAATAGTTCCGATAATTTCATTGCCGTTTGGTTGCGTCAATCTGATTTGTGAAGTACCGTTTGTTACAACGCCATACTGTTCTAACAATACTTTCCAGTTCACAGCAGGTC